GCCATAGTTTCACCTTGGAGTTAGTTTCATTGCTAATGGGACACCAGAATACTGACCTTGTTCGTCAGACTTGGTGAGAGATGCTATTGCCCTGTCGTACATAGTTCCCCATGTATTGATTCGAGCATCGTTCATCAAGTAAGGCTCTGCCTCGATCAATGAAGCGTAGAGCAAGGCATCTGGTGCAACATTCAAAAATACGTTAGAAACATTTGCATCAGACAAATATGCTGGTGCAGCAAAGTACAACATCCTCAATGTATAAACACCATCAGGAGGAGGAGCAAGTAAGAATTCGCTTGCTAGGATTGTGTAAGACTTAGGAACACCAACTTCTGATGCTCTTGGGTCATTAGACAATGCCGAAGGACTAGAGTAACTCAATGGTTGGATAGGGTTTGTCAATACGACAAAATCACGAATCTCTATAAAGTCGCTAGGAATCTCTACAGTCGAATCACCAGATACAGTCGATGTTGTTACAGACTTGAGCATCTGACGAATACGCAGTTCTCTACGGAGTCGATTCTCAGCAAATGTGATGAAGTCTGGAATCTGAGTAGTCAAGTCAGACCTAGCCAGATAACCTGCAATCGAGGTCTTTAAATCAGAGTATGTTGCGTAACTCATACTACTCCTGTTCTTGTGCGCCATGCACGATTCATTGGGTCATTTAACCAAGCAGCAAAACGCTTGTCATCAAGAACAGCAAACCCACGCATGATGCCAGCTTTGTTCAAGTCATCAATAACAGTCATAGGAATAGATGCAACCTTGTTACCAAACAATTGGTCAGACCACCTTGCTCGTTCATCGTAAGAGTTGTACTCTTTTTTATTCTGCTCAACAATGTCAGACACATCCTGACGAGTCTGAATAATGATGCCACCCTCGCCATCAGCATGAACAGCAGTTTGTCTAAAATTGTTAGGATTTTGCATAGCCTAATTCTATCAGTTTGAGTAGAAAAGAAAATGCCCCAGAGGGTTAGTCTGAGGCATTTTTTGGGTTACACCAGATTAAGGTGTCAAGTCAGCCAAAATGCCGTGTGCAGCTTGGTTTTTAACTTCCAAGGTGTACTCAGCCAACAACTGTGTAGACTCATTGTCGCCAGTAACAGCCAACTCGTTGGTCTGGAATGGGCGCAGATAAGCAATAGCAGCCATGTCAGGGTCAATGATAAACGCTGTTTCGCCACATGAGTTAGTGGAGGTCATAAAACGGTTGGGAACAATTGAGATTGCACCGAAATCTGACAGATAAACGTCCGCAGCGCTGACGATAGTTGTAGGCGTATTGCTTGGGGCCATGAAACGCTGTGCAGCAATACCTGTGAAAGCAGAAACCAACTGCTTGTGAGCAGGGTTCACCATTAACACTTTAGGATTGCCACCAGAAGCGTAAACTTCTTTAACAACAGTTTGCAAAATTGCCTCTGTGAAAGTGCGGTTTGTACCATCTGTACGAGCAGTAGTACCCAAGTCACCAGCAACACCAGAAGTACCGCCATCATAGTTAGAATTCAACCATGCTTGCAGACCACCCAATTTACGAGCAGTAGAAGAATCACCATTAGCAGCAACTTGATTGCTCAACAATGAAGTCTCCATGTCACGCTTGATTTCGCTAGATGCTTTAGCCAAGTTATAAGCCTTTTCAGACTTACGACCAGCTTTGTCAACAGCTTGCAAAGTGCCAGAAATCTTAACAGTCTTCTGTGCGATCTGAGTGCGGTTACCTACACGGGTGGTAGGAGACATAGTAGCGTCAGATGCTGTTGCACCCTCGACTGCGTAGTTGCTCAAGGAAGCGGCAGCCAAGCTGTCAGTCTGCCACTCGTGCAGAACAGCAGTAGCTTTAGTCTTGCCGATAGAAGACATGAAAGGTGTGTCTGTGGGGCTGATGTTATAGATTACATCAGAGAGGTCTTCACGCATACCGATAGCGGTATAGGTTTGATAGGTAGCCATTTTAAAACTCCAAAATTAAAAGAATCGTTCAAATGCTTTAGCAGCGTCTTGGACTTTGCCAGTTTCACGCAACCTTTGCATTACCTGTTTATCTTGTGACGACTTTGTAGGAGGCGCTGAAGTTCCAGATCGCATCATCTTAGGAGCAGCTTGGAGTTTCTTGGTTAACTCAGGCTTACTCTTTTGAAGTTGCTCATACTTCATTGCTTTATACAAACTCACCACAGCACGACTGTCATATACGGAACTGAGTTCTTGGTCAGACCATCCCACAGACTTCGCATAGTCACGGATTTGTTTCCGTACCGCATCACCCTGTGGCGTAGCTAACTCAGGAATTAAACTCACTAGCTTCTCAGATTCTTGACGGAGATGGGTTTGCAAAGAGGCTTGCTGCTCCGCTTGTTGCTGTTGGGCAAGGCGGTGCTGTTCATTCCTAACTACTGCTAACTGCTTCTCACGCTGACTCTGTTCAGCTACTGCCACGGCATAGCCAATGGGGTCTGTTTCCTTTAGAACATCTAAGTTCACACCCTGATTTTGCTGACTTAGGAAGCTATCCAAAGCCTTCAACTTCTGGGCATAAGCCATTCGCTCTTGTTTAACCTGCTCTAAATGACCACGTTCAGCTTCAAATGCCTTACGTTGTTCAGCTAGAGCCTGAGACTTTTTAGTGTAATCCGCACCTTGTTGATAACCTTTGATGAGTTCTTCTTCGTCTACTTCAATTTCCTCACCAGCAGCCTTGACTTTATATCTAGGCTTGGGCGCAGTTTCCTCGGATTCCTCCGCATACTCTTGCTCAACTTCATCAGATGCTTGTAGTTCTTCTGTTTGTCCATCAGAGTCGCCTTGTGAGGCTTCGTCAGAATCACCCATCAAACTCTCAAACGCTGAAGCAGCTTGGTTTACATTTAGGCTTTCACTCCCTTGTGGGTTGGTGTTTTCCATTTGTCATCTCAAAAATCGTCAGAATCCGTCTGAACTGCGGTGTAGTTTTTATACTACAGAATTTTCCACTTCTTATCCCTGATCGCAGTTTCCGAGGCCAAGCCTTCTAGGTGTCCTGTAATCAGTTCAATTGCCTTGATGTTTCGATAAGAATCTTCTCGTACACCAATGTCACTACTATTTGTGTTAATTATCACACTAATTTGTTGTTTTTTCAAGTTATCTATGACTTCTTTGAAAAAGTCATCATTAAGCAGGTTTTTGGCCCATTGAGCCAGCAGGTGTTTGTCCATATTGATTTTGTATTCCTGAGATCACATCGTTAATTGTTAAGGCTTGGCTTGGCAATGTATCTCTGCCAGTACCTAAGATATTCATCAATTGATCGTAGCCCATGTTTGTAGGCTGATTAAACTGTACTGGTGCAGGAACTTGACCGTAGTTAGGGTCTAAGAACTTCTCCCATTGTGTGCCTCTGAGCATTTCTCTGTTGCCAAAGTCTAAGGGCGTAATAGGCATGACAGGGCCAGTTGCTTGGTTATAAACTGGACTTGCAAAATTAGAACTGTCTACAACGTCATAACTAAATGTCTTAGGCTTACTTGCGTCTTGGATAGCAGCCAATGAGAGCATTACCTTGGCAAAGTTATCAGCACTCGCAGCAGATGCGTTTTTGAATTGCTCTTCAAAAGTTGTTTGAACTTGTCCAATTTGTGCATTTTGTTGTGCAATAGCTTGTGTTAAGGCTGTTTGGTAATCAACCCCTTGCTGTTGCAATGAATCCATTAGTGCTTTACCTTTAGCATCTAACTGACTTTCAAGACTACTTTGTACATTAGCTATCTTTGATTCAAGACCTGTTTGCACTCCACCAATCTGGTTAACAACATTACTGATCTGTTGACCAAGCCCTGATTGAACCTGATTCAAAGCAGTATTAAAACTTACGCCTTGTTTAATCAAAGCATCTGCCTGTACTTTTTGGGCTTCAGTTAAAGTATTAAACTGTTGCTGTGTTTGAGCAGATTGTTGAGTTAATTGGTTTTGAGTTTGCTGGCTAAGATTGGAAATCTGTTGACCAAGCCCTGATTGAACTTGGCTAATTGCATTACTTAAACTTGTACCTTGATTTACCAAAGCATTAGCTTGCGCTTGTTGAGCAGCCGTAAGATTATTGAACTGTTGTTGAGTCTGTTGGCTTAAAGTGCCAATCTGTTGTTGCGTCTGAGCCTGAGACTGTGCAATGGCTTGAGTAACTGTTGCGCCTTGTTTTACCAGATCATCGGCGGTCTTTTGTTGAGCTGCTGTCAGGCTCTGGAACTGCTGTTGAGTCTGCTCAGACTGTTGAGCTAGTTGCTGTTGAGTCTGCTGACTAAGGTTGGAAATTTGTTGTTGTGTTTCGCCCAATGAACGAGTGACATTGCCTAATCCAGTTTGTACATCAGAGATTTGACTGCCCAATCCAGCCTGAACTTGGTCTAATGCATTATTGAAACTAACGCCCTGCTTTACAAGTGCATCAGCTTGGGCTTGTTGTGCAGCAGTAAGGCTGTTGAATTGTTGTTGTGTCTGAGCTGACTGTTGAGCAAATTGCTGTTGCGTTTGCTGACTTAAATTAGATACTTGACTACCTAAATTAGCTCCTTGCGCCTGTAAAGCCTGATTCAAAGCTGTGTTGTAATCAAATCCTTGTTTTTGCAAAGCATCCATTAAATCCTTACCTTGTTGGGTAAGTTGAGCAGTAGAAGCTAAACCTTGATTACCAATGATGTTGATAATGTCTTGAGTAGTAGGTGCTGATGGCAATTTAGAAACTGTATTGTCAACAATAAATTGAATATCGCTTGTTGTTGGATTTGGATTGTTTGCCAAAATATTCGAAACAATAGCCTCAACATTCTGCTCTGTCAGACCTTGCGGAATATCAATAGAGTTAATTGCAGTCTGAATGTCTTGTGGTGTAGCGTAGTTCTGGCTACTCAAAACCCTTGTCACATCGTCAATTGTTATTCCAGTAGGCAAGTCAGACAATGATTCATTAACAATGTTTTTAATAACATTTTGGTCAATTGTATTTTGACCATTTTTAAATGTCTCAATGTCAGCAAGAATCTGATCTAAGTCTGACACTCGTGCAAACTCATTTGTTGGAGCCATCCAAGCATTGACGCTAGCATCGTAGTAAGCGCCAGATGGCTTGTTATCTGCCAAACTAGCAGACATAACTTCATAACCCGCAGGAGGTCTTACTGAACTTGCGCCAGAACTCTCAGCAAAGATAGGTGCTCCACCTGACTCAAGTCTAAAAGGAGTTTCACCTAAAGATGCCACTTGAACACCACTAGGCATAGTTGTATCTTGGCTAACATCTATTGATCGATCATAGCCACCACCCATGTCATCACCAGTTCTACCGCTATTTGTCAGACCTTCTAGCGGAGTAATGTTAGGTTGGTTGGCAGCGTTTAATCCTGCAGCTACAGCAGACAATAAAACAGCAGGTGTAAGTTCACCACCATTGGCAACGATATTACCCACGGCACTAGCTACAGACGCTTGCAAAGGAGCAGACAAAGCAGCAAACTGAGGAATCTGACTTAGTGCTGCGTTAGCAATAGGTACTGCGCCAGTTTTTAATCCCGCCATTAAAGCATCACCTAAGTTAGCACCGCTACCTAGTTGTGTTCCTGTTGTCAGTAAGCCTTGACCTACTGCACCAGCCGCAGCACCTTTTAATCCTAACGCTTCACCAATAGCCAAAGGCGCACCAAAAAGACCACCAGCCATTGCCGCAAACTGCATGAAGTCTTTGGTTGCATTGACTTCTTGTTGTTGAGTCAGTTGCTGAAACTCACCACTCGGAGAGTACCAATTTACATTACCACCGACCTTGTTATCACCTTCTTTGTAGGTAATGACGTTCTCTAATGCGCCTTGTTGGTAGTCTTGACCACTACCACTAGAAGCATAGACAGGTTGGTAGTATGTACCGTTGACTAAAACAGCCTGACCAGATGCCAATGCACCCGAATCAACCATAGACTTAATGATTTGTTTTTGTGTTTTAGGAATAGTTGATGTAGTCGTAATAGCTTCGATGGGTGTTGGTTGGATGGGCGCAACAACTTGTGCAAT